AAAATATTCTTGAGACTTACACCATTCTAAGTCATCTGTAAATACAAAACAAGGAGTGTCATCATCAAACCTTTTGAGTGCTTCAATATAATATGACATTGGTGCAATTGGATGATAGTCTTCTTTACCAACAGCATCACCTCTTCTAACGTGAAGAAATATTGGAGGTGAATCTAATGATGAAATAAATTCTTGACAGGGTTCTAAATTATCTTTGTTGAAAGTAAAGTCCTCACGTATTTCATTAGAAATATGTTTAAAATATTTTTCTGTTTGACAAAATCCATCTAGATTAGATTCATCTTCAAAATTTTCAAAGAGATCTTTATCAAAAGCAAAACCATTTTCTCTAATAGTTTTGGTATTTGGATTTAAACTACAAAGACCCTCAAAACTATGACTAGATTGTTCATTGATAATTGAATTTATAAAACCCTCTTTCTTTAAATTTTTTAATTCAAATGAATGTATATCATAATTTGCTAAGTGATTATAATTAGCGGGAGGAATGCACCATTCGTATCCATGATAAGAAGCAATACCTCTTAAAGCAGCGTATTGAAACATTTGGTTTCCCAATTGTCCATTACTACCTAATCTATCATATCCAATCATAATTTAATTTCAAAAACCTCTTGGGTTGGTTCTTCATAAAGGATTCTCGAATCACATTGATCTTTGAGTGAAGAGTCAGAGCAATACACTATATATCCCTCACTTAAAAGATCTAAACATAGACGATATTGTTGACTTTCAGTAAGGATATCAGTCTTCGGTTTGTATGTCAAATAATTAAAAAGGAATGGTAAATTTTTCTTGTTCTTATTAATAAAATATTCTTTCAAAAATGTCGCATGATCTTCATTAAATGCATCAGTTACCTCACCAATATTGTGACTTACACCTACTTTACTTGCGTATGATGCAAAGGCACGATTGTCTCTTGGAAAACAAGGACCACCAAATCCAAAACCATATCTCATGTATTTTTTACCGATACGATCATCAGAACCAATCGACATCAATACATTATCAATCTCATCTTCCATACCAGATAGTGTAAGAACCTCACCTAACATATTGGCATAACTAATCTTTGTGGTAAGAAAACAATTGACAGCAATCTTAGTAACTTCTGCTGCTTTTGTACTCATAAAATAAATTGAAGGACTAATGAATCCCATCTGTATTTTTTCATACATCTGTTCAAGTTCTTCCTTATGATTTCCATCTCCACCAATCAATACCATATCGGCATTTTGTAAATCTTTGATTATAGAACCTTGTGCAATGAACTCTGGATTGTAGAATATATCAATACCTGTGTCTATGAGTGCCTCTTGGAAGTCATTACAATCACCAGGATTTGTAGTACAACCAATGACTAAAGATTTTTCATCTAATAAAATAGGAATATCTTTGAAATCATTTATAACTTTCCATACTGCACTTACATCATAACTTCCATCTTCAAGTGAAGGTGTTGCTACAAGAGTGAATATCAAATCACATTCTGATATTACTCTAATATTATCAGTTGTAAATTCAATATTCTTTGCATTAGAAAGATACTGTTGAACTTCTGGTTCAGCAGTATCAATAATACCTTTTTGTAAATTTTCAATATAATCTACACGACTATCAGAAGCAAGGACTTCATATCCTGCCTTTTCAATCAACAGAGCAAGACAGATTCCTAATCTACCTGCTCCAATTAATCCAATTTTCATTTCAATTTTGCAGTAATAAGTAGATGCCAACCAAGATTTTTCTCAAGACTTCTAAACATATCAGGTGGCATAGATTCAAACCAAGGTTGTTTTATATATTCACCTCTCTTATAGGGTTCTATTTGATAGGGAAAAATATGATCTTGTTCAATAGATATTATATCATATCCTTGTAACAAATCAACCACTTCATCCTTAGTATAGGTATTAGCTATAGGACAACCATACTGAGCCTCAGGTTGATCCAAACCTGCTTCTATCATATAATTCTTCCAAGAGTCCTTCGCATATAACATAATCTTAAGAATACTATTCTTATTCATATACTTTTTGATCTCAGAAACAATTTTTTCTGGATGAGGACTATGATGTATTACTCCAAAAGAATAAATTAAATCATAAGTTTCTACTGGTACAAATGTACTAAGATGTTCGGCATTACCAGAAAAAAATTTTCCTTGCATTTTATAAACATCAAACCTTTGTTTTGCAAGTTTTAATGACTCATCAGACAACTCTACCCCAGTGTAATTTGCACCATGTGATGCAAAATTAATTCCTACTGTAGCAAGACCACACCCTATCTCCAATACTTTTTTACCATTCCATTCATCAAAATTTGAAAAAGTTTTAATATGTGGTTCAGCAGTAAGTTTTTTCTTTTCTACCTCATCAAAGTATTCTTTTGTACCTATTTCTTTTTTGGAATGTCGAACATTACAAGGACGATCATCCCAAAATTGTTTTACATTTTCAATTGTCTTCATAATTTAAATGTAGGGATCGGCTCCATTTTATGTTTGTTCATCCTGTTAAATCTATTTAAAACATCAACACCAGGTCCTTTGCCTGTTTCCATCGCCTCTTCTAACTCTGGATATGATGCACCAAGTTGTGATTCATCTGTACGAGAGTCACCCCATAGTCCATCTGTTGGTTGTGCGTCAACAATACGTTGATCTACTCCTAGATACTCACCTAGTTCCCAGACTTCCGATTTATAAAGGTCAGCGATAGGGGCGATGTCAACACCACCGTCACCATACTTAGTATAAAAACCGACTCCATAATCCTCCACTTTGTTTCCTGTTCCGACCACTATACCACCAACTGTACCTGCAATCTGATATAGAGTCACCATACGAATGCGTGATTTAGTATTAGCATTTGCATGATCACTAGAAGTGAATTCTTTTTTATCGAAGTGTTGTGCTTCAGACCACCACTCAACTGATTGAAGTAAACCTTCATATACACTTGAAAGTTCAACTTCAATTCTTTTCACATTGTCATACTTTTCTGCAAGACCTTTTGAATGAGCATCAGAAAGTTTTGTATTTGTAAATTTAGAATTAAGAGGCATACACACAACATAAGTGGGTAGACCTGTTCTTGCACATAACGAGGAGACAACAGCAGAATCTATTCCACCTGACACTCCTACTACAAATGCTTTAATACCGTGTTCCCAGTAGTAATCACTTAACCATTTAACAATATCATCTGTTAAATCTTCATAACTATCAATACGTATCATTTTTTTATCCAGAGGCTAATAATTCGAGTTCTTGTTCTGATTGTAGCACATTTTCTTCTTGTGTGCTGTATAATTGCAAACATATCCAATTATATGTTTTGCGTATTCCTTCTTCAAGTGATTGAGAATAATCCCAACCAAGTTTTTCTCTTACAAGGTCATTGTTTGAGTTACGTCCACGAACACCAAGAGGAGCATCAAGTATGTGCTTCTTCTCAATCTTCTTATTTGCAACTCTAGCTGCAGTTTCAACTAACTGATTAATTGTAACCATCTCTTCTGAACCTATATTGACAGGTCCTAAAAAGTCTGATTGCATTAATCTCCAAGTTGCTTCTATACATTCTTCAATAAACAGGAATGATCTCGTTTGTTTTCCATCTCCCCACACTTCAATGGTACCCCCATCGGATGCACAGGCGACTTTTCTACAGATTGCCGCGGGTGCTTTCTCACGACCTCCCTCCCACGTTCCTTCTGGTCCGAAGATGTTGTGGTAACGAGCAACCCTAACAGGAATATCATAGTTGCGATTATAAGTGAGATATAACCGTTCACTGAAGAGTTTTTCCCATCCATATTCGGAATCAGGGTTGGCAGGATAAGCGGACGTTTCACGACAATCTGGGTTGTTGGGGTCTAGTTGGTTGTGTTCTGGGTACATACAAGCAGAACTCGAATAGAATATCTTTGTATGATTTGTTTTCTTATCCTTGTTTAACTTCTTTTGTTCTTCTAATAGATTTAAGTTTATAGAAGCAGAGTTATGCATGATGTCTGCATCATTCTCTCCTGTAAATATAAATCCTGCACCACCCATATCAGCGGCAAACTGATAGATTTCATCAAATGGTTCTAGAAACTTATCTACAATCTGTGAATAAAAGTTTCCTCTGTATCCACCGAAACGGATAACTCTACGAACAACTTCAACATCTCTAAGATCCATACAAACAAATTCATTTGCTTCTGTCTTAGAAAACTCTGGGTATTTTAGATCTACACCTCTTACCCAATATCCCTCTTTACGCAGTCTTTTCACCATGTGACTGCCAATAAATCCACCTGCACCAAGAACAAGTGCGGTTTTTTTGTACTCTCTCATATCCTATATGAATAGTCGATCAATGTATTTAGTATAAGAAAATTAAGTTTGTTTGTCAACTCTACCATAATCGTCTTGAAGTCTTACTATATCTTCTTCATCACACTTTCCTCTCTGCACTTCGATGAATGTTACACCATCAGGACTTGCCTCCATTCGATGGATTGCTTTCTTCGCAATAAACATATCATCACCATCATTCATAATGAAAACGTTTTTATTTACAATCGCCTTACCAGAACCTTCTACTACTGTCCAATGTTCATCACGATGATTGTGATACTGCAATGACAGTTTTGTATTTGGTTTTAGATAAATCTTCTTCACCTTATAGTTCCTACCCTCATCAAGAGTAATGAACCATCCCCACGGTCTAAATTCAAACTTTCTCATTATTATTTTAAAGTGTTATACACTCTCAATATATTGAATGTGATCTTCTAATTCTTTAATTAGTTTTGATTTGTTATGTCTGCGATCTAATTCAATTCCAATAGTGCGTCCATAATCTTCAAGTTCTTCTTTTGACATATCAGAAAAGTCTTTTACCTCAGAGATTGCATCTGCAATTTCTTCTTCTGGTCTAGGTGCTTCCTCTACTACAGGAGTAGGTGGTTTTGTCTTTCCAGCTAATAAATCTCCAAAATGTGACATTGTGCTATACTATGTGTTCTACAATTTTATTTATCACAAACGTAGCAAGGCACACCTGCAGGATCTAACCACTTTGTATATTCAAAGTCTTCGATAGCAGTTTTCATCTGCATAAAGTTATCACAAAGGTACATGTCCTTGTATCCATTATGATTATTCCACTTTTGAATACGATAGTCTGGATGTCCATTCTCTAAGAGATCAGGCATTTTCACATACCTATATGGATCATTCTGGCATAATACTTCAATCATAATAATATATCTTACTCTCCTATTATAATCTATGTTATTCTGCTAGTCAAGTGGACACTTGAAAAAGTGTCAGGTTCTGACTATGATATCACCATCGTCTTCATCATCATCTTCTTCCTCCTCTGGATTAAAAACCATAAGTTCTTCTCCATATTTAACACCCTCCATTTCTGGATGAGGTGCTGGCATTCGATATGCTCTCATCGCATCATCATAAGTTTTTACAGTTCTCTTATCAAACTCAGAGATTGTAGATCTCATCATCATAAACATGTATACACATGTCATACCAAACACGGCTGCAAAGCACATGAGGTATATAAAAACTGAAATGTCGTTCATCTAAATGGCCAAACTTTTTGAATAGGAACCTGTTTTACTTTATCAATAATATCAGTTT